GCGGGTTGCCTCCGAGGCAAGGTTCTCCCCCGCCCACTGAGGGTAGAGGAGAGCTCCACAAGGACCACGCGTGCGCTGAATCCAAACGTCGACAGAGTCAGCCTCAGGAAGAAGGTCGAGGTCGGCTCCTTCGGGGACGAAAGTCCCTGAATAGAGCCGGTCGATGGCCCTCCTGAGCTGGCGCTGTCCCAGTTTAGGTCGTTTGCCCGGGCCCATCCCCAGCATGAGCACGTACTCGTTGTACAACCTCTCGGTCGACAACAGTACGAGCTCGTGCCAGGGGGGGCCAAAGCACCACCTGATCTGGGAGCTGTCGGTCGGGGGTTCAGCGCCTCCCGGCTGCCTGACGAAGGTCCCCCCCTCCACGAAAGAGTCCAGGTCTGCAACGGCGAGTTCCGAAGCCAGTTGCCAAGTAGGGTCGATGACCCCGCGAATGAGCGAGGGGACACTCCTTCCCTCCGAACGGAGTTTAGAAGTGATCCACCTGCGCCGCTTCGCCGCAACCGACAACGGACCGCGCAGAGGCAGGCCCGTACCCCCATCGCGGAGGGGGATGCCGTCGACCAGGCCGAGGGAAACGCCGAGTCGCCGGAGGCCGGAGTGGTGATCGAGGAACCTGATCACCGCTCCACGGCCTTCGGGATGGTTCGCGAGGGTAGAGTCGATCGAGAGAAGCAGCATCACGGCCGTAGGGACGAACAGGTCCGAGCCGTGCCCCCGAAGCTCGATGGGCAGCTCCGGACGGACGAGGCCGCGGAGCGGGATGGCGCCATTTCTGGTGCCGCCCGCCACGCGCCCGTCCTCCGTAGCAAACTCATAGAGTCGTTCGAGGAACACGGCCCGGGGCCGGAGCGCCCCTGTAGCCGTGAAGTGCTTCCCAGACGATGACTCGCCCCCGCACGCGCGGACGATCGAGAGGTATCCTGATGAGACATCGCGCCAAGTGCAGGCCAGGCCGTCGTCGCCACAGATAACGAATCTGTTGGCGGCGAAGGCCGACCTTAACTTTACGCGACGCTCCGCCGCGGCCCGGACTGTCGCCTCGTTCCACCAGAAGAGGTGGATCAGCGACAGCAGGGCCCACGACGTGGGAAGTCCCATCAGTATGCCTCTCCGCGTCCGCACGGGAAGGTCCTCCCCCGGGTAGATCAGGTCTTGAGGCCCCGAAAGGCGCCTCAACGCTTCGATCTCCCAGGGAGGGAACTTCCCCCCATCCTGAAGGCCGTCAATCAAAGCCGAGACCAGGTCAAGAGGGAGGAGGTCTGTCGCCGATTTCAGGTCGGTCGAAGTGACGCAGTCACTCGACGCGCCGCTGAAATAAGCGAAGACGTCCTCGTCCTTGATCCCGATCAAGGTAGATTGGGCCGCCGGGTCGCGGCGCAGCCCTCCCAGGAGGCGCTTACGCACAACGTGGCCCAGCAGTGAGTAGCCGGCCGAGGGAGAAGTCACGACTCTCACCTTGAGGCCTCGTTCCTTCACGGGGATGACCCGGTGCGGGGGGACATTGTCCCCCTCCAGCAGGTCGAAGCCGTGGTGAAGGAGCGAGGCGTCTTGGAGGAGTGTCGCGGCGTCCTGCGGCGGAAGGTCCGTGATCGTCGAGGCGAGGGCCGCTGCCTTCTCGTGGACCCCGAGCCGCTCTACGTAGCCGCGCAGACCACCCTGCCGTTTCGTGCTTTCAGCACAACTCGACAGAGTCGGTATGCCCGGCGACGAGGCGCGGCCAGGGTCTCCGAGGAAGCGGCGGCTCCACCGACTCGACCAGACGCGGACCCTGCGCAGCAGGTCCCCAGAGGTCTTCCACTCACTCGTCAGCGCCTCCCGGTGGGCCGCCATGTTGGCCGCCGCGGTCTCAGCAGTGCCGACGGGAAGGGCTCGGGCGACGAAGGAAGTCTGCGCGGCACGGTTCGACCCGGATCTTTCGATCCAGGAAGAACGTGCCTTCGCAGACTCCCTCTTCGCCCAGGCCAAACCCTCCTCGACACCGCGGGACCTAGCAGTGCGCATAGCAGTCGCCAGGAAGCGCGACGGGAGCTCTCCCCCATCCACGTGGGAACCAGAAGCGTGACAGTTCGCGAGAAGGACCTCCTCTAGGAAAGCAAGTCTGTCGTTGCAAAGAGCGGTCCGACGGCCAGCCTTACGGCTCCGTCTGACGGCACCAGAGCGACGCGCAGACAGGCGCCCGCCAACCGGCCTAGGTTCGCCCGAAAGGGCCCCCTGGGGCGGTGGCGGCGCGCCGCGCTCGACTAGAGGAGGGAATTCCTCATCGTAAACTACTCCCGCTTCTGGCAAGGGAGAACTTTGGGGCAACCAGGCAGCGACCCTTGGCGTGCCTGCTCCGCCCGACGTACTACTAGGTCCGGAGTCGGATTCTCTTGCGTGCAAGTGAATCGAAACTCTGGACTCGGTAGGGGTCGTGGGAACAGGTTTAGCCAAGGGCGATGGTTGGTCGCCCTCAGGGGGGGAGGCTCGTTAGGCCGCCCCCTCTGCCTCGGTGGGTAGGGCCCTGTGGCGGCAGGAAGCAAAAGCTTCCTGCCGCCACAGGGCCCCGGCACCCAGCTAGCAAAGCTGGGTGCGACGGAACCCAAAG